GTGAACACGCTGGATTTTGACAAGAGACCGGAAGATACGCGCGTTGTCGTCGCCATGTCGGGCGGCGTGGATTCCTCCGTGGTCGCCGGCATCCTGAAGCGCGAGGGTTATGACGTCCTCGGCATCACGCTGCAGCTTTACGACCATGGCGCCGCCGTTCATCGCGCCGGCTCCTGCTGCGCCGGCCAGGACATCGACGATGCCCGCCGCGTCTGCGAAACGCTCGGCATTCCCCATTACGTGCTCGACTACGAACAGCGCTTCCGCGACACGGTCATCAACCCGTTCATGGAAAGCTATGTCGCCGGCGAAACGCCAATCCCCTGCGTTGCCTGCAACCAGACGGTCAAGTTCGCCGATCTGCTCGCGACGGCCAAGGAACTCGGCGCCGATGCGCTGGCGACCGGCCATTACATCCGCTCGAAGTCTGTGCCGCTCGCCAATGATCCCGGCCACCGCGCCCTCTTCCGGCCGATCGACTCGGAACGCGACCAGAGCTATTTCCTCTTTGCCACCACACAGGAGCAGATCGACTATCTGCGCTTCCCGCTCGGCGCCATGTCAAAGACGGAGGTGCGTGTGCTCGCCGAAGAGATGGGCCTCGTCGTCGCACAGAAGGCCGACAGCCAGGACATCTGTTTCGTGCCCCAGGGCAAATATGCCGACGTGATCAACAAGCTGAAGCCGAATGCGGCTCTGGCCGGCGAGATCGTGCATCTCGATGGCCGGGTGCTCGGCAATCACGAAGGCATCCTGCATTACACCATCGGCCAGCGGAAGGGCTTGGGCGTCGCCACCGGCGAGCCGCTCTACGTCATCTATCTCGACGCCCGCTCGCGCCGCGTCATCGTAGGCCCCAAGGAAGCGCTGGAAACCCACCGCGTCTATCTGCGCGACATCAACTGGCTGGGCGATCGCACGCTCGCCGAAGATGCCGCAGGCGGCATGCCCTGCTTCGCCAAGGTCCGCTCCACCCGCCCGCCGACGCCGGCTGTGCTGCATAGCGACGACCGCGGCGTCTATGTCGATCTCGAAATCGGCGAAGCCGGTGTCGCCCCCGGCCAGGCCTGCGTGCTCTATTCGGCAACCGGCGCCGACGCCCGCGTCTATGGCGGCGGCTTCATCGAGCGCTCGGAACGCTCAGGTACGGCCGAAAGCGCGCTGAAGGCGCTTCTCGCCAGCCCCGTGGCGGCCTGAGGCCAAAGCTTTCGGGCCGCTCTCAAGCTCCTCAGTCAAGCCGGTGGAAAGCCACGCTGTTTTTGCCCAAACCGCGCTTGACTTTGATCGGACCCTCGCCTTATAAGCCGCCCATCGCTTCGGACGGCGACGGCTTCAACGCCCAGATGTTCGATGTGTGGCGGGGTAGCTCAGGTGGTTAGAGCGTGGGATTCATAACCCCAAGGTCGGCGGTTCAAGTCCGCCCCCCGCTACCAAAGTTTTCAACTATTTTCGCGATTTCAGAACATTCCGATCAGGTGTCCAAGCAAAATCGGGCTGGCATCGTCTGGTAGTGACTGTAGCCGGATGTAGCCGGACGCGCGTTTCCGGAATTTTGACAGCCAGATCCGGAAAAATGAAATTTCCACTTCCGTTGTCAAAATCACGCAGGTGACAGCTTTCTGGATGCAATTGCGCGCGCGAGTCGCCGTCCGAAGTCCATACTCGGCACTTCTATGAAGCGATAAACAAAGCTGCAGAATACGAAGCACGCACCTGCGGTCCCGGACCAAAGCAGTGCGAACTTAAGCCATCCTGTCAGATCATGCGGTATCAGCCCATTGATAACCGTAAGCAGGTAAAAGTGAGCCAGATACATCGAGAAGCTGATCTCTCCAAAGTGATTTAGAACGCGGTTTGGGATCCATCGACCTGCACCATAGTGCATACACAGGACCACAACACCAAAGACGAGACCGTATCCTACTAGATCGTGCACCGAGTAAAGCGCCAGGTATGCAGCCCAGGCCAACGCGAGTGCGAGTCCGATGTTGGCCACTGTTGCACGCCAGTGAAAGGACGAGAGTGGCCATCTCGATCCTATCGCAAAGGCTGCGATACCGGCCGCGAAAGCTGTCATCTGGGCAGGAAGAGCCAAGAATGAAAATGTAGCAAGCGTCGTAAGGTCAGTTGCCGGAGAGAACTGTTGCAGGACCGGAAGCGAGTGCCGAAGCCAATAAGTTGAGCCGATCGCGGCAAGAAGCAATGCGATAAGCGACAGCCTAACTCCGCCGATTAGCAGCATTAAAAGCGGGAAGATCGCGTAAAACATCATCTCGTTTGCGATCGACCAGCCACCGGGCACGACGAAGGAGATGGTCTGAGGGAACAAGCCGTGCGTGAAGGTCGCCGTTGCCACGATATGCCAAACCTCAAATGCTGTGGCAGGCGCTATCGATACATAGAAAAGTATCCCAAGCCAAAAAAGAGGAGCGATCCGGAAAATGCGCCTGACATAGAACGGGATGGCCCCATCATTTCGACGCCTCCAGGACATCACCATCGTGAAGGCCGATGCCACAAAAAAGAGTTGAACGCCTCGCGCACCCCAGCGGGTAACAGGTTCAACAACCTCAACATACTGTCCAGCGTGAACAGTAAGAACCATCAAGATGGCGATACCCCGAAGCGCGTTGACGTAGTCCAGCTTGTCGTCAGTCATAGAGTTCACGATCTTCCCCGGTGGATCCCCCGTGATCAATAATCGCCGAACTAAATTATCGCAACTATGGGAGGGGCATCGAAATGAATAACTCCCGCGCCCGAGTGGCTTTCCCGCCGCTGATGGAATAGGTCAGATCGACCACATCCAGACGGCACCATTTGAAGCAGTCGCGCACTTCTGGACGATCGTTCAAAGACATTATGAAACCGCCTCGAAGCCGCCTCAAACGCCCCGACATGCGTTCGAACTGATCCCGGCCGAAGAGGTCTTTGCCATAGTCGGCTTCGTTCCCCCAATACGGCGGGTCGAGATAGAACAGCACGCCTGGGCGATCGTAGCGATCAATGAAGTCGTGCCAGTCGAGGTTCTCGATGATGACGCCGGCCAGCCGCTCGTGAACGTCTTCGAGAAGCGGTGCTAGCCTGGTGAGGTTGAACCGAGCGCTGCCTTTCCGCTGAACGCCGAAGTTCTGGCCCTCGACCTTACCGCCGAAGGCGAGCTTCTGGAGATAGATGAAGCGAGCAGCCCGTTCTAGGTCTGTGAGCGTGGCCGGATCACACGCCTTCAGCCGCTCAAACTCGCGCCGGCTGGTGATTTGGAATTTCAGTGTGTCCATGAACTGCGGATAGTGCCGCTGCAGGATCCGGAAGAGGTTCACCACTTCGCCCGATCGGTCATTGATGACTTCTGAGCGTGGCACCCGTCGCCGCCTGAAAAAGACGCCGCCCATGCCGACGAAGGGCTCCGCATACATGTGGTGCGGGGTCTCTTCGATCAGCTTGACCAGGCGTGGCGCGAGCGTCCGCTTGCCGCCAATCCAGGCGGCCGGTGGCTGAGTGTTTGAGACCTCGCGCCAGTCGTCACGATTCACCATTTCAAAAACCTCAAGACTCAGTCACAGAAGCCGCCTCGGCTCTGCCGAGGTCGGATGTGACGGTTATCTTGGATCACTGTCGGGAGGGTCAGGACGCCAATCTCAGGCCCTCCTCGGGGACTTGTCCCCGGCATCCGATGACCAGTCTGGCTAGGGCCAGACGACCGCGCCGGCCGCTGCCTGCGCTTCTTCGACTGTTTCAGCTTCCGAAATCGCTTTCTTCGCCGACAGGCGCGCCGCCTCGATTGCAGCGCCGATCTGGAGCCATTGCGCGTTTGCTGTTGCAACCACCTGGGCAACGCCGACCAAAGTGCTTGCTGTGATGCCGATCTCGGCCGCAAGCAGCGGATAGTCTTCTGGGTCGGGACCGGCGGCATCGAGGCACAGTCTCGCCTCCTCGGCCTTCTGAGCGTAGGTCATGGCCTGGCCGGCACCGGCCGTAATGTATTTCAGGCGCTCGCGTTCTGCCTGTTGATCCACGACGGCCTTCAGGTTCGACTTCTGGTCCGCCAGATAAGCGGAATTGTTGGCCGACGTGTCGACGGCTGAGACGTCGTCGAACAGGTCGTCGGGAACATGGAGGTGCTCACCGTCGTAAGAGATACCGTCACGGCTTCCCGCATACTGGTTTGTCCAGCGCTCGATCTCTAAGAGCGTCATTGGAAGTTTCTTCATGGGTTGTCCTCGGCTACGTGGGCACTCAGTAGGCGGAAATCAGCTGAGCGGCGAAATGAGTTCGGTCGGCTGCATCCAGGAGAGCATTTTGGGTCGACCCGGCTTGGTGATATGCAAAAAATTCGATGTAATCGCCCGGCACAAGCCGAACTACACCGACCGCAGACAGAACCGATCCACCGCCGGCAATCGCGTACGCAGGCACCGATTCAATGACGGCAATAGTGCCGTTCTTCTTGAACCGAGCTACGCAGAACACGCCAGTGGTCGGCGTGTTGAACAACCAACTGCCACGGATCGACCATAGGCCACCTTCTCCTGCACCGACGGTCAGGCGTGAGCCGTCCCAGGTAGACGTTCCGAGGTTGTTGAAGATCGTGTTGTTAAAGAGGACCTTCGTATCGACCGAAGTTGGGATGCTCACGTTGGCGTTCTGTGCAGCATCCATGGCAATAAGCTTCGGAGCCTTGGTGGTAGAAGCGCCCGCAACCGACAAGCTGCTCGAAGCGGTGAACAGCTGGAAACTCGTGCCGTTATAGACCAGCTCTACAATCGCATTCGCTGGGATCTCTCCACCCGTGAGGGCCACTTCGCCGAACTTGACGATCGGCACCGCCCCCAGTCCGTTGACGTTCAGGGTGGCAGCACCAGTATTGGCGGCCGAGGTGCGGACGCGGATCGGAGCACCGACGAGAGACGCGAGTGACGCCGGCACTGGTGCGAGTGTCACTGTCAGTGCGTTGGCCGTTCCACCCGCAATGGCATAGTTCCATTTTCCGCTTTGGGCATCGAGCGCAAGCTTCTCGACATACGCGCCGCCGATACGCTCGAAAACGCGGCCGTCGGGCAGACTGATGCCGTGGCCGTCAACGGGCGTGAAATAGTACCAGGCCGTGCCGTTCCACTCTGCGATCTTGCCGACCTGGGTGGCCCAGATGCCTGTCGCACCGGTCGGCACCAGATAGGTATCACCGGCAGCAGGAGCACCAGGCGCTGACGAAGTTGTCATAGAGATCACGGCCATCCAGCGGCGCGACCTTGCGCCCGCCGAAAGCCCGAGGATCTGTAGCGCTTGCCAGAGCTGGGTCCAGTCAGCTGGATTGAGAACGAGCCCCGCGCTTTCAATGACCTTGATCATCTCCTCCTGGGTCATGTTCAGCCAAAGGGCGGTGACTTCGGTCCCCTCCTGACCAACGCCGAGATCCTCGTCGATGAAGCCACGGCGGCCGCCGCCGATATCGACTGTGCCGGCACCATTGATGCGATCCATCAGGACCCTCCATAGGAAAAAACAACGAGCGTATGAGCTGGCTTCAGGCGCCGGATCTCACACTCGATCGAGGAAACGGCAAAGGAGCCGAGGCTGTGGCCAGCGCGGCTCGCACCGGCCTTGAAGTTCACGACTGTCACCAGGCCGGGAATGTTCACCCGCCAGACGAATTGGCACCCTTCCGAGCGCAACTGCTGTCCAGCACGAAGGACGCCGGCACGCGAGGGCCAGAACTCATCAACCGTGATCGAGACGCCGAGGCGGGCAGCCAGCGCAACGAAGTACGGAATCGACTGACCACCGCGCGCCGTCCAGCGCTGATGGGCGAGCCGCTGGCGCTGAGCAACGTTCAGGGTGCCGCTGTCGCGGCCACAAGGGTCCGGACCGAGGCAGCGCTCAAAATCGGTTAGAAGGAGGTTTGCCTGACGCGGATCGGCCTCTCGCATCAGTGCTTCGGCGCCAGCCTCAACGTCGTGTAGTGCCCAACCGATGCCCGCCAGGATGCTGTCCAGGATCCCGCCGCGTTTTCCCAGCGCCCAACCAGGTGCGATTTTCGAGATCAGGCTGCGGGTGATGGCCTCCGGTGAGCGCGTCATGCCGGCACCCATGTGATCGTGCCAGGCACCGGATAGTGGGTCTCGGCGAGCGTGTAACGCGCGGCGGGCACCGTCAGATCGTGCGCGTATTCACCCTCTGCGGCCGAGATGGCTTCAGAGACACGGCTTGGCTCGATCGTAGCGCCAATCGGGCCGTCATTACCGGTGTCATCATCATCGCCGATCGTTGCTACAAATCGGCTGAACGCCTCCTGCACCGCTGCGCGAGTGGCTGCGGTGTCCGGACGAAGGCGAACGGAGATCGGCACTGCGGTCAGGACGCCCGCCACCACGATGACACGAGCAGTGACCGGCCGGACACCGAGCTGGCTGCCGAAGGCGCCTAGGTGAGCCTGGATGCGATCGATCTCCTCTGTCGTCGGGACGCGAGCTGAACCATCATCGTCGCGCATGATCACGACGACGGCCAGTGAGCCCCGGCCAATCCATTCCGGAATGACTTTCACCGCGAGGGCGTCGGCCACTTCGCGCACCCATGTGGGATAATCGAAGCCAGCACCGCCATGAGCAGGTTCGCGGATCCGCTGCAGATAGGATGCCTTCAGTTCCTCTGGCGTCATCTCGTCAGCACCGCCCGCAAACGCGGTCGACACTGTTACTTTCGTCACGCCGGAGACCACGGCGACCGTTGCGATCTGGATGCCGGCATCGAGATTTCCAGATGCTCCAGCCGTAGCAGCGATGGCCGGAACGTTGGCAGTGCCGGCGCCAGAAATGGTCGCGCTGCTCGTCGTCTCAAACAGGGTTCCGTCGCTGGCAGAAAGCGCGATGCCGGATGGCAAAGGAGTACCAGGTGCGCCTTCGATCAGCACGGCACCGACCGCCTTGATGGCGCCACGCTCATCGACACCCCAGATGCCGGCGTGCCGCCGGATCATGGTTTCGTCATCGGCGCTGTCAGGCATGTACTGCCGAGCCCACCACGCCTGGTGGTCATGCAGCTCGCGGATCTCCGGCGCGACCGAGGCAAAGACCTGAAAGAAGACGCCGAAACGATTGCGAACCGCTCTGGACAGCTTGCGAGGGTCCGCGTCCGTCCGGATCGAGAGGATGCCCGCCTCAACACCGGCAGCAATGCGTTCGAAAATGGCTTGAGCGCGAGGAATGGGCCAGACCATCAGCCGTCCACCCTCTTCGTCATAGAGAGGCTCGTATCCTCGACCAGTACGCGGAAGCCAAGGACTTCAGGGCGCAACCACTCGACCTCGATTTCCGCCGGCTGGCCGGTGACTTCAACTGCCCAGGACAAGGCCTCTTCGAGCCAGAACTCGCAGAGCAGCCGCGTGGTCTCGGTCTCCTTGGCACGCTCCAGGAGCCAAAGCTTGGAGCCGCTTACTGCGCCGGACGCTTCGAATGCATCTGCAATCCCGCCACGGCGCTCGGAAAAGCTGGCAGGTGCGAGGAACTGAGACCGCCCTTCAGGAAGCGGATCATCGACATCAGCGCGTCGATCGAGACCGATGGAGACAAGCATCGCCGAGACCGGTGTCGTGTCGAGCACGAGATCGAGGTCATCACCGAGCGTCAGGTCGCAGCGGCGGCTTTCCGGATCGTAGGTGAGAGCGAGATCGCAAAACATGGGGGCCAAGCTATCGCGCGCGCGCGACAGAGATCATGCCCGCAGAGGCTGGCGTGACTATCCTGCAGGTGGATCGGTAAAGCCACCGCCCTCGACCACTCCGCCGTGCGTATGGGTCTTGTCGATCGGGACGCCGTCGTGCCAAACTCCGCCGCCGGAAAAATGAAAGCCGGCGCTATCGATGGTCAAAGACACGCCCCCGACCGTCAGGGAGATTGTGCTTGCGGCAACCAGCTCGACACCACCGCTTGCCCGGGCAATGACCCGGTCCCCGCCTTTCGTATAGAAGCCGGCATCCCCTTTGTTGAGACCGCCCATGCGGCTTGAAGGATTGGCAATCGGCAGGAGGACCATGTCGCCCTCGTCCCCGCCAAGCGCGAGCGCGATGGCAACCGCCCCGTCTTCCGGTGCGCTCGACGAGATCCCGTATTGCTGCAGGATCTCGACATCGGTCCGCCAGACGCCATCGGCCACCTCAATCGAGGCTGTCTGGGTCTCGCCATCATCCTTGATGTCCTTCACCGTGACACGGCGGGCCATACCCCGGATCTTGTCGACAATTTCCTTGCTCATAAAGTCTCCGCAGTGCTGTCGAGAGCCGTAGAGGACTTCGACGCTTTGCTTACCTTGTTGGTTCGCCGGTCGCCGACCGGGGCCTTGTCGAAGGCTTCCGGGCTCTCGATACCAAGCTCTGTCACAACGCCGGCCTCATCCTCCCGATACGCGACACGCGAGATCAGGAGATCGCGATAGACGCCGAGAAAAGCATCCGAGACCGACACCAGCTGATTGACCGTCCAGAGCTGGCCGTTGACGACGTGCCCTTTGACTGTGTGCGTGAACTGCTCGCCCTCCGCCCTTGACGTCCGCCTTCTCCAGTCTGCCTCGTCCTGGGCGGACACGTTGTCGGCCTTGGATCTCGCCAGGTGCACGATCGGCCGATGACGGGTAATCTCTTCATCGCGGGCGCGGCCGGTTGCAACCGTGCCTTTGCGCTCCTTCTCGGTCGCCGACCCGTCGCCCTCTGTACGATCGCCAGCGTCGATAGGCTCAGCCGTCGAATCGAGCGCAGCGGATCCTCGCGCCTTACCCGCCTTCTCCCCTTGGCCTCGGACAACGGTCTCGCTGTAGCGACCTTCATGGCTGAAACTGCCACGGGAGAGGAGCACGTTGCCGGGATAGCGCAGCTCGGCCGGGGCCATCGTCTGGCCGGTGCGGGTGATGACAATCCCGCCGATACCGTCCGACAACACCAGAGCATGGCGAGACCGTGCACCCTTCTCAATCGCGGAAAACGCGGTTTCGGCGAGATCGAGGCCGTAACGCGCGAACGGTTCCCCAGTGTCAATCTCGGAGCGGACAGCGAGCCCATAAGGCGCGGCAATGCGGCGGGCGGCCTCTTCGAGCTTGACGTTGAGATACTCGGCTTCATTGGCCATCGCGGCGCCGTCGATCAGGTCGCCGGTCTTGTCTCTGCCGCTGATGACAATCGTCGCCTGCTGCTCTCCGCTGTCGACTTCGACGCGCTCGATTGCGCCTTTTAGGACCAGGCGCCTTGCAATCCGGATCTCAACTGTCGGCCCAGGCCTAAGCTCTCTGACGGCAGCATTGGTGGCAAACGGCAGTGCCCGCTTGGAGCGGATGGCATCCCGGAAGGTGAAACTGAAGGCTCCGGAGAAGTCCTTAAGGTCTCGCGTCACCTCAGCAGAGACCCATTGGTCGTAGGCAACGCCGTCGATCGAAAGCTTGATGCTCTTTGCCATCAGCGGATCTCCAGCGCCTCAACCTTTAAGCCTTCCATCAGGGCTGGATGGCGCGGCCGGTTGCGGGCAACGATGTCCAGATAGACCGCCTCCATCTGGCTCGGGCGGTCGCCGGCAATGTGCTGGGCCACCTGCCAGGCATCGTGCTCACGCTCTGCAGTGAAGACCAGGACTTCCGGCAGTCGGCCGACAACCTCATTCATCTCGATCACCACCGCAGACGAGACCCGCCGGGCGGCGCGGATCAGCTCGGAGGAGGCGGCCTGATAGACCTCCGATCCGAGGATCTCGGCACGGTCAATCAGCGCCGACAAAGAGGCCGTGATCGCCGTGCGATAGGCTGTCGCGTCCCGCCTCGAGGCGAAGTCCGCGTAGACAGACTGACGGGCTGCGGCAGCCAAAAACTCGGCGGCCGTCGCAACCAGCAGCGCCGCGTCCACCTGGGACGGAGCACTTACTGCAGCATCCATCACGCGCGAAGCAAGATCCGAGGCGACAGCAATCTTCGCCTGAGCCGTGGAGACGGACGTGGCTGGTGAAGCGGACGCGACCGCCGGCTCCTCGGTCACTGCCGAGAGGATAGCAACAGCGCCAGATAGCCACGGCCCGAAAGACGCGGGCGTCTCGGGTGCCGAAGCCGACAGGATGGAACGGATCTCCGGCAACAGCCGCGCTCCATCGGAAGGCGGCGTGACCGCGCTCGTAGCGGAGGTGATCAACCTGACAGACCGGCGAACAGCGGCACCGCGTGCTGCAGAGAGCACCCGCGATCCGACCACATCGATGAGACCTTGCGCCGAAGACAGCAGGCTCGCGACACCAGCGCTTAAGCCTGAGAGCACCTGGCTAACGCCGCCGCCTGCCTGGACGCGCTTCAGCCGGACATTGATGCGGGCGACACGCAGCTCTCGAACGGAGAAGGCGATGCTGGCCGGCTCTTCCAGGATGACAGACATTGGCCCGAGCCAAGGGTGCATAAGCTGGCCGGGTCCAGGTGTTTCAAAAGCCCTTTGAAGGCTCTTCACCTGAACCTTGTAATCGTCTCCGATCACGAGCGCGTCGATGGTCACGACTGAAGGCAGGAGGCCGAAGTCGTCATAGGCCGGCGCATCGACGCCTGGAAACAGATATTCCAGCACGCGACGACCGTGCTCGCTGGAGGTGTCGAGGAAGTGCAGTGTCCGGCCCCGGTAAGAACCAGGCAGCAGGCCGGGAAGCGCGTCGAGACTATCGATCCGCATCAGTTCCTCCCAACCACGCGACCGGTATTGATGTCACGCGAAGGCGATGAGACCGTGGTGCTGCTGTCGACGACCTTCGCTGGGCCAATGACCTCCACTACCGTCTTTGCGTCAACGTCAAGCTTCTGGGTGGGAGCCTGGGCGGGAAGCATGCTGTCGTTCGCCGCCTGAGGCGGGCCACCAGCATCATCGCTACCCCACCCGAAAGAAGGTAGCATCCCCTTGATGCGACTGGTGATGTCGATCGTGCCGATGGCGTCCAGGATGCGCTGGCCTAGCCCACGGAACCAATCCACTAAGGTATCGATTGCTCCCTTGATGGCGTCTACCATGGCCTGTCCGGCACGCTCGCCGGCCGTTCGGAAAGCGGCCTCGGCCTCGGCCGAATAGTCGTTCATGGTGAAGATGTCCGAGAGAAACCCCTTCACCTGGCCGGGAATGGCCTTGATAAAGCCGACCACGCTATTGGCGAAAGCCTCGATCTTCGCGCTCATCGCCGCGATCTCCGCATCGTCGAAACCGAGCCAGGCGGCAAACCTTCCTGCGATCTTGGCATTGCCGCTTGCGAACATCCCGCTGAGCCTTGACAGCTGATCTGTCAGTTCCCCCAAGGCCGCACCGACGGCCGAGGCAAATCCCTGAACCATGTTCTTGATAGGCAACCAATAATTATAAATGACCAGACCTAGCGCTGTGACCGCAGCGACCGCTGCCCAGATCGGCCAGGTGATGCCGGCGATCGCTGCCCCGATCGCAAGCAGGCCCGCCCTTAAAGCTGCTAAACCTGGAACGGCCATCACCATCCCGCGAAGACCGACGGCCACACGAGAAAGCCCCGTGAAGCGAGCACCACTCATCGCAGCCAAGGCGGCTTGAAGCGCGATCGCGCTCCTTGCGGCCGTGGCGAAGTAGCGCCCGATCGAGAGCGCCAGTCTGCCGGTTCCAATGAACGGCATTGCCATGGCAGCCATTCCCGAACCGACAGCCGGCAGGACGAAACCGAGGGCGCCGAGCGCAGCAACGAGGATCAGAGCCGCCCCTGCAAACGACAAGGCCTGACGCACCATCCCCCCGGTTTCCCGATCGAGATCGCGAAGCCATTTGATGGCCGTCTGGAGGTTCTCGTTGATAAGGGGCATCCAGAGACCGAAGGCAAAGCCCACTTCGCGCCACGCCTGCCGACCTATTTCCCGAAAGATCTCCATCTGCCGATTGAGACCCTTCATCTGGGTCTCAAAGTCTTCGTCGATGATCTCGCCTGTAGCCTTGGCAACTTCATCCCGGATCTGTTTGTACTCATCCAGATTGCCGAGCATCGGGATCAGGAAGTCCATCACCTGCATGTCGCCGAAAATCTCACCGAGCTTGCCAGCTCCGTAGATCTTTTCGAGCTGCTCGCGGACGTAGCCCAGCGCTTCAGCGCCTTCGAGCCCGTTGGCCTTGGCCTTCTGCATCAGGCCGTCAATCTCCTTGCCGGAGATGCCAGTGAGCTTGGCGATCTTCTGGATGACCGCCTCAATCGGGTTGATGCCCTTGACCGCCGCATCCTGCATCACGGCCTCGATGTCGACGCCGGCATCCTTGAAGTTCTTGATGGTCGCAGGTGCCAGGATCTTGGCGAGGAAGTTCTTCAGGTTGTTCGCCGCTTCAGCCGGATCGGACGTGCCCTTGCGGGCGATCTGCAGTGCGGAAGCCAGGAAATTCACGGCCTCTCGTCCTGTAACACCGAACTTCGCCATCTGGCTGGTCAGGGTCGGGAAGTAGCGCGCCATGTCCTTCAGCTCGAATGAGCCGAGTTTGCCGGCCGTCACCAGCGCGCCGAGACTGTCGTCGAGCTGATCGGCCGGCACGCGCAAGGTCATCAACAGTGACGTGGCAACCGACGCCATATCGGAGAACTCGGCATTGGCGGCTGTCGCAGCACGGCCGATGTCGCCGATCGATGCGTCGATCAGTTGCTTGTTCACGCCGGCCGCGATCATCTGCCCCGCTCCGGAGGCGATGATGTCAGATGACTGGCCGACCAGAAGTGCGAGCGCCTCGTATTCTTCTTTGGCCTGGCCAGTGAAGGCGAAGGCCGCCCCGCCGGTCATCTCCATAGTGCCGGCAATATCGAGGAGCTTCTGCTGGAATGCTGCTGCCTGGTCGATCGGGCCAAGAAAGCTGATGCCGGCGACGGCCGCGCCAAGGATGCCGATGCGACGGGAGAACGATGCAATGCCTTCGAGGGAAGAACGCAGCCGGCGCAAAGGTCCGGACAGGAGATCCCGCATCCGGACGATCACATCAAGGTTCATGCTGCGAGAGGACATGGGCCACTTCCCGATTGGAGGTGGCCGGAAGCTATCGCGCGCGCGCGAAAACGATCATGCCCGCCGGAGCGGGCATGGGCATCATTTCTTGTTCTGCTGATCAGCGACTTCTTTTCGCCAGGCCATCACGCAGTTCCACCAGAACTTGGCGCGGTGAGCTTCAAAGTCTTCGAGCTCGGCGGCGCTGAAGCCCGTGCCATCGGCAAGGGCTCCCAGCATTATCGGCCAGTTCGGCGGCCACTCGTCAAAAAATGGTTGATCACCCGACCGCTGTCGACGATGTCGGCCGCGTCCATCTTGTCGAAGACCGCGTTCATTACGGCCTGCATGGTGCGTGTCGATCGGGCGAAGGTGACGATGGTTTCGCTCTCCTTCGACGCAGCCGCGATTGCCTGAATATCGGCGCCCTTCAGGCGGTAAAAGGTAAGGCTCTCGAAGGTTCGTTCCCGAACCTTGCCGTCCTTCTTCGTCGTGATGGTCACCGGCTCGATCAGGGGCAAGGTCACACTGCCGTCATCGTGCCGGATGGCGTGCTCAGGGAGCTTGTCCAGCACATCGCCGTCTTCGTCGATGATGGCGACTTTGGCGCCGCCATCGTCGATGACGTGGGTCGACGTGCCGGAGCTGGTGACCGTAGCAGTGCCGCCCTGATCCTCGTCGAGATCGATATGAAGGTCCTTTTTCATGCTCCGATCTCCTCAGGCGTGCCGGCGGACCAGGTCATCTCGATGCTGCCGCCTTCGCCACCGGTGATCGTCGGGATGTCGCCGGAGAGGAAGGCATCGTACATCACGAAGGTCTGTCCGGTGTCACAGACGACCTGCAGTTCGCCTTCACCGCTGTCCCAGGTGTTGCCCCAACGCTGACCAGCTTCGAAGTGGATGGTCGCCTTGATTTCGGAGCCCTGATACTCTTGGGCTCGGCCGACCTTGCGGCCGTAGGTGATCGGGTTGTTCTTGAGGCCACCTGGGCGAATGCTCGCCCCCTTGGCCACCTGAAGGTTACGGCCTCGCCAGATGATATCGACGATGCCCAATACCTGCGTCATTGAAGTGTCCTTTCAAGTTGGGCGTTAGACCTGGAATTCCAGCGCCTGGGCGAAGACCATCAGATTGCCGACGATCTGAACCTGCGGGCGCCCTTCCAGGCGTTGACGGTCAGAGTTGGAGCGCGCGAACGAGCTTTCCTTCACCGTGCGGGTGACGTCCTCGATCCAGACGTTCTCGCCGTAGAGCTTGCAGCGCGCCGCCCAGGAGGCCTTCATGCGCTTCGGCGTGACGACTGCCGTGCCGGGATCCTCGTCGCCGTTGAACCGCTGGACGTTGGCGCCATCGGTGTCGTCATCGACAAGCTTGGAGCGCGGATACATCAGGCTGACATAGGTCGCCCAATCGTAGCGAATGCGGCTCATGGTGGCGGGCACCATGATATCGAGCCAAGCACGATCGGCGGTGCCAAGGCTGCTCATCTTGTAGGTCGTGATCACACGGCTGATGACGACAGACCCATCGGAGAGGCAATCGAAGGTCGAGATGCCGGTCCGCAAGAGCAGATCGTTTTCGGTGTCGAGGAACTGATCGACCTCATCGGGCGCTTCCACGCCTGGCAGGACCAGCGAGCGAAGCTGGCGGGCCGGATCGTTCGTCAGATGGAACGCGGCAATACCCATCAGCGAGGCCGCGATCGACCAGGCTGAGGTCGGGCTCTTCTTCAGACCGCCCGTGGTCAGGAAGGCGTTGTTGGTCAGAGCGCCGAACGTGCTCAGCTCGCCGAACGTGCCGCGCTTGAAGACGAAACCGTGGCAGTCGAGCTTCGACGTCGCGAGATACCGGACCCGCAGCCATTCAGCCAGTGCCGCCATGTTCGTGGCGTCGTTCCATGGCGTCGTCAGCTTGGTGAACCAGGTGTTGGCGATCGCATCGAGCGCGGTCTGGACCAGCGGGTTGCCCGAACCACCTGCCATGGCGACGACGGTGATCGTCAGACCGGCCGGAATCGGCTCGTTCTTCGTATCGACACGGAGGTCGATCTCGTTGCCGACCTCGCCTCCATGGCGCGAGGTGACAGTGACCACGCCGGCCGCCGCTGCAGCCGTCGCCACCATGTCGAGATCCGCATTGATCGCAGCCGCAAGCTTGGTCGCAAGAGCTGTGACGTTGTCCGTCGTCAGAGCGGTGATGCGAACCTGTCGGCCACCGATCTTGAATCGGATGGTGCTCGCTGCCTGAACCGCACCGACGAAGGTGAAGGTACCGGTCGCCTTGACCGCGCCACCTGCATCCGCCAGCGCCATGATCGAGAGCGGCGTGTTGCGGTTGGCCTTCTTGAAGAAGGCAACCTGCTCGGCGCCGATCGAGCCGCGACCGAAATAGGCAATGGCCTCTTCAGCGCGGGTAATCTCGATAATCTGGCCGGGCGTAATTGTGCCCGTTGCCAGCTTTTGGCCGATGATCAGCGCCTTTTCAGGCCATGCGAAGATGCCGGCATTGCGATAGTTCGCCCGCACTTCGATCAGGACGCCTGGCTCCAGGCGATCCACGGGGATTTCGTTGAAATCCATTACTTCTCTCCTTCAGGCTTCTTGGGCGCCGCGACTTTGACCAGATCGCCATCGGCGAGACGGCGGCGGGTGTAGAGGGTGTCGGGATCTTCCATCCCTTCGGTCGGCCAGGGCGTTCCGTCTTCCTGCGGAACGAGCCGATCCTTGGCCGGAGCCAGATAGTCCTTCTTGGCCATGTTCACTCCTGTGGTGGCTCGATGGTGTCGTTGATTGCGCCTGGCCCATCAGAGCCGGACACCGACCAGGTGATGCCGAGCTGCTCGAAGTTCTCCGGCGACGAAATGGCGTAGTCCGCGGGCGACGTGACGAAGCTGAAATTGAAGTCGATCTGGGCGAGCGCGATGTCATCGTCGGCATAGCCTTCAGCGACGAGGCTCTGCGCCTGGGTGACTTCCATGACGCCGACCGGCTTCATGGTCACACCGTGGATGAGCGCCAGGGCGACGTCCGTCATCGCGTCCAGGCCGATATCTTTCCGATCGCCTTTGAAGCGGGCTTCAAGGCCGCTTGAAGCGCGGCAGATCAGGATCAGCCGCCACTGCATGACACCCTTCAGCTGCCGACCGCTGTCCTTTTGCGGCTGCATGCCAGCCCAGGCGAGACCGAGCATGGGTGCCTGTTTCACGACACGCTTGAACTCGGAGAGGCTCAGAGACTGCGGCACGCGCTCGATGCCGAATGTCTGGGCAGGGAAAGCCTGTCGAAGCCGCTCGATGATGAGCGGCTCCTGGCGGCGGATGGTGGCGAGATCGAAGGAGGCCATCAGAAGCCCCTCAACGTGTCTTGACTGAAGACGCGGCCGCGATCGGAGATGCGCGGTCCGGAGCCCACTTGGTCAGTGCCGGTGACCAGCGCGCGCGGCACGTCGAGATGCACCAACTCTTTCGAGATCGACTCGAGCCACTTGATAACATCGGCACGGCCCTTGCTCATCTCCTCGGTCGGCGACGAGCGTTCGGTGTCGGAGAGATCGTAGCGGGCGAGGATGCAAGCTGCGCGCACGATCTCGGCTGGCGGCGCCACGATCGGAACGAAGTACCGGCCACGGATGTAGCCGTCGATCACAGCACTGGCATCGGCGAGAGCGATGTTGACCTTCTCCTCGTCAACCGTCTCGGCCGTGCGGTCCTCCGGCTGGGACAGCCGGATGATCTGGGTCTCGCCGAAGCGGGCGATCATGTCGGTGACGGTTGCGTACAAGGTCTCTCTCCAGGTTTAAGCTGGCGGGCACCTGGCCCGCCAGAGTTCAGCGGGGCTGGCTTCAGGCCAGCCGCAAAGAGCCATCCAGCGAATGCCCGTTGGTGAGGAGGCTTTCACGATAGACAGGCTTCAGGTTGCCGATGAGGGCGAAGGCGACCGCCTTGAAACGCGGCAGCCACGACAGCGAGACTGATACTGGAGCTTCGCGAACCAGATGGATCATCGGCGCCAGGAAGAACTCAGCGACACGCGTTGCGGCCGAAACCAGGACTGCGGCCACGAGAGCCAGAGAATGCAGAATGATGATGCGATACGGCTTGTAGTTCACGGATACTCTCCTGTTGGGTGGAAAACCCCGGTGCCGCTGGAGCCTTCCGTCAATTCGCGCCTGTCGGCACCCGCGCTGGGTATTCTTAGCTCTTCGGCTTGCTGCCCTTTTCGCCGGCCGCCTTGGTGGCTGCATCGAGCTTGCCGTTGAGTTCAGCCACGACCTTGTCGTGTTCGGCCTGCAGCTCGTCGATCTTCTCCTTCGCCTTCTCGGCGACTGCCTGATCGAAAGCTGCCTGCATCTCGACAATCTTGCCTTCGACGAGCACCTGAACGGCATCATTCACGCGCTGCTGGAAATCATCCTCAGTCTGGACGCTCTCGCCTTCACCGACCTCGCGCACAGTGAAAGCAGGATCTGCACGAAAAGCAGCGAGCTGCTCTTCGGTCCAGTGACCTTCCTTGTAGAAGGCGGTAGCCGGATGCTTGACGCCGTTGCGACGCATGCCAGGCGTGGTGCAGATGATCTGGATCTTCTTCGACATGTTGGGTTCCTTTTCCGGGTCTCGGGAAAGCGGCCGCCAAGCCGTTTTCCGGAAACCCGTCGCCAATCGGGAGGAAGACTGGCGACGGCCTCGGGACGCGTGACCTGTCCGAGATCAGGCGAGGTACGGAACCACGACCACGTCGGCCGAGCGGTTCCAGACGTTGGTGGCGCCGTTCGCGGCGGTCTCGGCAGCAACCAGCTTGCGGGCGACGCCTTCCAGTGCCGGCGGAACGATCAGCTTTGCGCCACGGATGTTGAGCGGAGAGCCGTCGCGGCGACGGATGGTCGAGAGAGCCGTGCGGGCTGCCTCATAGTTCGCCTCGTTGAGGGTGGCCTTCGACTTGTGAGCCAGCTGCCAGAGACCGAAGCCCGCGTTGCAGCGGCCATCGACGCCCCAAACGAACTTGTTCTGATAGAAGACGTTCGGATCATCCGGGCTCTGCAGAGGTGTCAGAACGAACGGACGACGGGTCTGATAGACGAGCGGCTTCATCACCTGGGTGTCGTCGACCAGATACCAGGCGGGACCGGCACCATCGGTAAAGTTGGAGACAGAGATCGCGCCGCCGGCTTCGTTGTAGCCGGGATGGTCCGTGTCGAAGAAATACTGGCCGTCGTAGCACTTCACAGTCTCGCCGGTCTTGAAGAGCGGCCAGATCAGCTGGTCGGGGAACTGAGCGGCGTCCTGTCCCATCTGGCCGGCAACCGGCGTGAAGATGCCAATCTGATCGTCATCGATCTGCTCGCGCTTGATGCCGATCGTCTTCTCGAACGTGCGGTTCTTGATGACGTAGGTCTGCGCCCCGAGGTCATGAACGATGCGGTCACCGAGCCATTCGCGGAAGCCCGGAATGTCGTCGAGACGCGGATACTCGTTCATGGCCGTGCTGGATGGCACGGTCATCGCGACCGTGGTGTAGAAGGTCTGCACTGCGCTGAAGCGGGCATTGTAGGCGGTCGAAAGGCCCGTGTAGATCGCGCGCAGAGTGCTTGCATTGATATCCATGTGGACGTCCTCAGAGGGTCTTGAGCCAGACGCCGTCAGCGTCGATGGCGTCGATGGTGCCGATTGCAAGCAGCGAGCCTGCGGTGAGCGTGAAGGTGTCGTCGGCGGACGCGTAGACCGTGGCGCCGATGTTCGCGACGGTGGCGCCGGCAAGCGGGATTAGGCGCACATCCTTCTCGATGTTGACGACCTGGTCGCCGGTTGCGCCGCCGGTGTTGTCGGCGCGCTGTTCGGCGAAGCCGATGAGTTTCACCGCCGACACGTGCGCGGCTGGAACGGCTTCACGGTTCGCCGTGATCCCGACAGCCGAACCGCCGAAGATCTTGGTGTTGGCCAGCACCGGATAGCCGTAGGAGCGACCGAGGCCGGGCTTGCGCTTGGAGCGGATGTCGTCAGTTGCGGTCATTTCAGTTGCCCTTCCCGTGCAGAGCCTTTGCCGAGGTGGCGAAGGTGGTTTCGTCGACGCCCATCATGGCCGCGACCTGGCGATCCTCGTCGGTCAGCCCGCCGCCTTCGGCTTCGGGCACCTTGCGTCCGCCGAGGCCACCGCTGTTGATCGACGGCAGGAGCGCAATCTCTTTCTCAACCTCGGCCGGATCCTTCATGTGACGGGCGATCATGTGCTCCTTGAGCGCCGGCACGATCTTGCCGGCCTTGACCGCGTCCTCGACGACGATGACAGCGCGATCGCGGGCATGGTTCGAGATCAGCGTCGTGAGCTGGCTCTGGAGCGAAGTGACGCTCGCCTTCAGTTCGGCGTTTTCAGCCTCTGTCGGCGTGACCTTGCCGCGCGACTGGAGCGCCGTGACCAGGGCATCACCGGACGTGCCTGCCGGTAGGCCGACGGCTTCAACGATCTTGCCGACCAGGGCGGCGTGGGTTGCCGTTTCCTGCTGGGCCTGATGGGCGGATGCGACGGCCGCCAGTACATCAGCCTCCGTCGCGGTTTCGGGAAGGCCAAGCGCCTTCCGCAGCTGTTCGAGCATTGCAGTCTCCTGGCTGTGGTTGTGGAGTGCGGTGAGAGTGAGGTTCGGATTGTTGGTGACGGCGGCCCGCAGCACGCGCACCACCTGGTGCGGTGCTTCCTTCGTGTGGGTGAAGACCGGCGACAGGTAGCCGTAGCTCTTCGAGGCCCACATCCAGACACCTTCCGGCGTCCATTCGACCTTCCCCCAGATGCCATCGTCACGCGCTTCGAGCGCAACGATCCAGGCGATGGCCGGGGTCGGCTTTCCCTCAGGCGCTAGCTTGTCGATCGCATGATTGACGTCGATCGGCAGTTTGCGCCCAGGCAACATCGAAGCGGCAATGACGGCGGACGGGGACGTGACCTCGTAAGGGCCGCGACCGTCGCTTCCGGAAAAAACGCCTGCCGGAACGAGGTGCACCCATTCGGGCGGACCGTTCTCGGCCTCGTCGTTGCCCATCGGCAGGAGGAAGGAATTGATGGCTGTAAGCATGCCGCGAAAGTGCCATGCGGGGCACAGCGGTATCATGCCCGCAGGCGCGGGCATCAAGGCGGCGATGAAGGGAGGATCAGCGGCGCGTGACGCGCTCTAGGAACCCGAAGACCGTCTCAGCGATCATGGCTTCGTCTTGGACAGATATACCGAGGTAGGGCCGCGCGGGCAAGGTGACGCTTTTCGCCTTGATCAAACGATCGCCGATGCGGAAGACAAGCGCCTCGCCGTTCTTCGGCCTGATGGTACCGCCGAGCTGGTGGATGGCGGCGTAGACCACGTTTGAGCCGACGCGGACTTCGTCATTCGAGGCCCGTGCGTTGATGCTGTCGCGCAGCCGGCCGCTCTCCGTCAGGATACGACTGTTGCGCTTGGTCGAGGCGTAGTCCTGGTTCAAGGTCTGCCATGCCTGGCCATCCGGATCGGTCTGGCTGATGAAACGTTGATGGGTCGATCCGACAAGGCCGACGCCGATCGCGTGCATCAGCGGCCGCGTGTTGGTCATGATGCGGCCGAGCTGCTGCACGGCGCGCTGCACCTCTTCATCCATCACCTGGAATGTCAGCGAGATCGCAGCTCCGCTCATTGGCCAGCCTCGCGGCTCAGTTTGTCCAGGAGGACGCGGGTGCGGTTGCCATCGCGCTCGACCCGGACAGATGCCCGCCACTCGTCGCCGCCGATCGTCTTGGAGATCTGGAAACGGCCGTCGCCGCGATCCTCGACCTTTGCCTTCCGAGTAAGCCGGCGCGGGATTGTGGCATAGGCATCGGCCGGGATCTCTTCGGCGGCATTGGTGCGGATCACATCCGCCAGGAGCCTCAGCTCCGTCCCTGCCTCGACGCCGAGAGCGCTCGCCACGTCATCGCCATGCACGCCGACCACAGTCCAGCTTCCCTCTGGCCATTTGCCGCGCAGGCTTGCCGCGACGAAATGAACAACGTTCGCCTCGTCGGCCGTCACGGCTGTTGGACCAGGCGCGGTCTGCCGCAACCACGCCTCGCCGGGATTGTAGGCAAAGGACGGATCAACGCCACGCGGCTGATCGTTACCGAGCTGGTCGAGATCCGGTGCACGATCGAAGCCCTTCTTCCCCATCCGTCGCAATGCCGGCATCGAAACCGGCGTGACGAAGCATCCGCAGCCGAAACCGTTCGGCGGGAACATGACCTTCCAGGCCGGATCAGTCGCGGCAAGCACGGTTCCGTTCCAGCTCTTGTGGTCGAGGCGAGGATGCAGCGCGCCGGAGTGATTGTACTGCCAGCCCGGAAAAGCTTCGAGCGTGTCCGGCTCGGTCAGCTGAGCATAGCGCCCCGCCGCTTGAGCCGTCCTCAAATTGGTTTCGAAGATCGTTCGCGTGCGCCAGCCGCGCTCGCCCTTGTAGGACCAGCCGTTGCGCTTGACGATCTGGTCGAAGTCCTTCTGGAAGTCGTCGAGCGTGGTGCCCTGTTCAAGGGCTTTGGCGATCGCGGCCTTGAAGTCGTCAACCAGGGCGACGGTGTTGGCGCCGGCCACCATGAACATCTTTGAATGGGCCGCATCCCAGACGTCACGCCAGCTGCGCGTCGGCACAGATGCCTTCTCGCGAAAGAATGCGATCGCCTCGTCGAATGGCAGATCGAGTGCGGAAGCCGTCGTTACCATCCTTGCCTCACTCGCATCATCGTTTTCGAAGCCTCTTCAAAGCCCGTGGACGCGTTTTGAAGCCCAGGGACGGGGAAGCGCCCGTCCTTACCCCTTGATGCGCGTCTGTGGCCCGTTTTCACGAGCGGCTCTTCAAGTCGTCGATGAGGGACGCCTGGCCGGCGAGATGAGCGAGCGCCATTCCCCGCGCCATGGCCTCCGCCAGATCATCAGGCGCCAGATCGAGCTTCGCCAGGCGCTCGGCTGCATCGCGAAGATCGGAGGCTTCCATGAGTGCCTTGCGCACCTCTTCGACCAGGCCGTTCATAGCGCCGGCTGCTTCCTCGTCGAGGCGCTTGCCGAGGATCCCGACCAGGTCTTCCGGCTCAGCGCGCTGGTGCGCAGACTTGAACAGATTGTCGAAGATGCTCGCAGTCGCGGTCTGTCGTGCGGGCAGTTGAGCGTCGATCGGCAACGGGATCGCTGTTGCGGCCGGCCGGCCACCGACCAGGACAGCGCCGGCCTTTGGCTTCGGGATACCCATGCGATCCTGCAGGTAACTCTCGTCAGCCGTCAGACCATGCCGGGCGAGCTTGTCGAACGCTTCCGAGAACTCCTTCAGCGGCACCTCGTCCGGACGGCCGACGCGAAGATGTGGATAGCGATCCTGCGGGCCGAAGTTGAAAGCGATCATGTTCGGCACGAGCTGGCGATTGAGTGTCGCGGTCACCATGCCGGCGTCGTCGCGCTCGATGTCCTCTTGCACCAAACGGTGCTCCTGACTGACGGCATGGCCACCGGAGACAGCATCCGTCGTCGTCGTCTGGCCGAGCACGAGCTTCGACACCTGGCGATCGAGCCAATCGGCGCGCCGCTCATACATGTCCGTCGAGCTGCTCTTCGAACCAACCTCGTGCAGCTCGATTAGCATCTCGCGCGGGATGATCGCGGCGCAGTCGCCCGCGATCCCGGAGACCGCCCGCCATAACACATCCTTCTCCTCTTCCGTCGCACCACGGCCATACTTGCCGATCCGGATCGGCTGGCCATAGTTCTGGCAGAAGATCGCCCAGTCCTTCGTCGTGAAGCTTTTGAACATCCAAGCCCAGAGTGCGACGCGGGCGATGCCCGATCGAATCGTCAGACCTGACTTGGATTTGTGGCGATGGACGATAAACTTGTGCTCGGGCAACGGCTCTCCAGCCACGCCCTCGCGCAGGAGCACGGTCTCGCCATCGGCGCGGTCGAAAGTAAACCAGCGCTGGGTCCGCCAGATCAGGTCACGAGGCATGACAAGGCCGTTCTTCACCTGCCAGTCGATCTCCATGACCGAGAGACCTTTGCCGATCGCGTCGAGCATGTCGAATAGGTTGGCGCGCAGCACCTCTTCATCGACCCAGGCCTGCAGAAAGTCGGCATGCTTCTTGTGCTCGGCGCTGTCAGATGCAGCCTTGACCGTGATCGGCAGCTGCGCGACCGAGCGCTTGCGGGTCGCCATAACCGCCGTGTAATGCAGATCGCGCTCCTCGATGTCCTCGGCCAGCTCAAAATAGGCCTCAGGCTCACCCTCTGCAGCCGAGCGCAGGATGTTTGCGAGGCGCTGCGGTGTCAGCCCATTGGCCGGGTGTCCGGAGATAACCTGGCGGACGCCGCCAGCCTGCGGCGTGGCGTGGGGTTCCGTGAGCGTCAACATCTTGACGACGCGGCCGACATAGTCTTTCAGGCTGGCCATCACAGGGATCCTCTCAAAGTGAAATCGATCGAGCGTCCGCGCCTGTCTTCATCGAGAGGCGGTCCGCCTTTGTGGCCGGCCATGCCGGAGCCTGCGATCTTGCGATTGGTCTGGTAGCCATAGGCAAGCGCCTCTTGGCAGCTGGCAAACCAGGCGAGCGCCCCGGCCGGAGCCGTATCGCCGTGACGATCGTATCCGTCGACGCCCTTGGTCGAATGTTCGTCCGGCACCTTGATGATGCCGTTCACATAGGCGAGCGCTTGGTGGTCGGCGAGGATGTCAGCGTCGTAAGGAAAAAGCAGGCTCTTGTCGCCAAAGGCTTCGATATAGGCCGGCATGTTGGTCGCATACCACTTGGCCGACAGCATCACTTCGTGGATGCACTCTCCCCAGCGCTGGCGCGCCTTCTCGGCAAGATATTGGCCATTGCCACGCGCATCGAGCGCACCGCCTGTCAGGCGCGGCAGGCCATCCCCGATGAAGAACAGGATGTCGCGCTGCTGGTCGAAGGGGATGTTCTTCAGCTCGACGACCAGGCGCGCACGGCGCACCAGGTCAGCACCAATCTCGAAGACGACGATCGCGGTCTTGTCTCCCGATCGGGCAAAGTCTTCGCCGAAGCAATGCTCGCGGGACGGATCGAGAGCGTCGAGAAGCGGCTTCAAGATGCCTTCACAGAACTCCGAAGCCTGCTCTTCCCGCTCGTAGTCGTCGAGGTTCTTGAAGTCGTCTGGACGATCCCAGCGCACGACGGCTGGCAGATCCCGAGACATGCAGCTCTCGATCAGCACGCGGGTCATGGCGGCACCTTCGGCCTCGGCCGGGATGGCGTCCAGCTCCTGGCGCATCTTTGCGGTGCGCGTGCCATAGGAGGCGCGGATCTGCGCTTCCCATTTGTCTTCCTTTTCCTGGGACCACTCGTCACCCTTAATAAGGCAGACACGCTTGTAGAGGCCGTTCTTGACGGCATCGCCGAAGGAATAGGAGTGGATGCTAAACGGGTTCTTGCCCGCTCGCGCTTCCTTGATCAGTTCGTTGAACGGGCTGCTGACACCGTTGTGAGAGGAAATGACACGGATACGACCGCCCCAGATCAGGAGCGCGTTGACCGCATCAAGCACGTTACGGACGTCGCGGTGGAATGCCGCCTCATCGATGACGACGGTCCCCTGCAGACCGCGAATGTTTTCCGGCCTCGACGACAGCGCCTCGATCCGGAAGCCAGAGGCAAAGCGGATGATGAAGCTGGAGATCGCCTGGGTGGAGCCGTCGGCCTTCTGGTCGAAGAAGATACCGTCCTGGATCGTCAGCATCTCCTTCGCCACGACCTTGGCGAAGTGGGCAGCATAGCCGATGAACTCACGGCCTTTCGGCTTGGTGTCGCCGATGTAGAAGACGTTCTGGCCACCAGCCGATCGCTGGGCAGCGGCAATCAGGGTGCAGTCGAGAGCCTCGGCGAAGGTGACGCCGGTGCGTCGGCCCTTCTCGCAGATCTTCAGATCACTCTCATCGGCAATCCAAGATGCCTGGTGCGCCATCAGGACGCCTTCCGCCAGCGGATCGAGATCTTCCGGGATCTCGGCACCACGCGGCAGATCGTCAGGCAGCTCCTCCGGATTGCGGGCAAGCACCGGCGGATCCGTCCACTGGCCCTTTGGCAACTCAACCATGATCGGCTTCGTCCTTTTTCTTCATCGGACGGACGCCAAGGAAGTCACGACGTGCCCGCGCGATCGCAGCCTTAGAGATGCCTGGCTCATGGGAGAGCGTGTCGAGTGCTCTCTCCGCCTTGGCTTTCATGTCGGCCTCGATCTGCTTCAGCTTCGCATCGGCTTCGAGCTTGGCGCGGCGGTTCGAGCTGCTCACTTGGGCAGCGGAGGCAGCGCGCAGCGCGTTCGCCAGTTCCATCGCACCCTTCGGGCTGATTCCTGCCTCGCCGGTTGATTGCAGGATTTCGAAGATCAACGTCTTCAGCGCCTCGGCAGCGATCAAGGTCAGATCATCGGACCCGGCCGCATCCATGCGCTCCGACAAGGTCGCGGCAATCTCGCGGGTCTGCTCAAGCCGCCGCGAGATCATCGCGAGGCGCACGCTGTAGCGATTGAAGGCCGAGAAGGACGGGATGTCGAAATCGATACCCTGCTCGCCCTGCAGCGCGATCAGCTTCTGCTTGAACTCGCCATAGATCTCGACCTGCGTGCGTGTGCGATCTGCCAGCTCCTGAGCGGCCCAGCCGACGATTGGCTCGCATTCCTCCGGCAGTTGATCGATTGCGGTCAGCCGCCCGCGTCCCTTGGCCATGGTTCAAGCTCCCGGCCGCGACGGACGCTTGACGCCTTCGATGACATAGTGCCGATCGAGATGGCGGCGCCCGAGTTCGGTCAGCGTGGCGATCTTCACCGTGCCGGCATTGACCACCTTCACGGCGCTCATCAGTTCGAGATAGTCAATCTGCTGATGCACCCAAGCGCGCGGCATATGGATCGCAAACTGCGCGAGCACCGGCTCCAGCATTGAAGAATTGAGGCTCTCGTTGGTCTGTTCGCCGAGAGCCTTGAGGATGATCAGCCGGGCTTCTTCCTGCATGATCTGTGCGAAATCCATGGCGAGACCACTCATCTGCGTGCTTGCTCCATCAAAGTCTCTTGCAGTCTTTCCCCGATCGCCTCGATGGGTTTGAGGCGTTCGGCCATCACGTTCAGCTTGCCGTTGATCTCGCTCATCGCGAGTTCCATCCGGTGCGTTGTGGTGCGATCGGGCAGATGCTTGATCTCGCCCTCGATCGACTGGATGCGCCGGTCGTACTCGATAAGCTTGCTCTCCGCCTTCAGGAGGCGCTCATCCATCTTCTTCTCGATCGCGGTCAGCTTCTCACTGAGCGTCTTTTCGCCGGACGAGAAGTAGCCCTTGAGATGTCCAAGGAGAGCAAGCGATGCCAACGCGGTGTTGACGTAAAGCAGGTATTCAGCCGGGGTCATCGGAGATAGGCTTCCTTCTCGGTCATCTCCTGGCATTCCAGGCAACGGGTGGCAGACGGGTAGACGCGTCGGCGGGCAATCGAGATGGTGGCGCCACAATCGACACACTCCTCGGTCCCCATCTGCTTCAACGCCTTTCGGGCGGCATTCAGTTTCGCTTGGCGCTCCTGCTCGACGCGCTCCTCTCCGATCTCTCGGTCGAAATCACTGTACATTCGCGCCTCCGACGGCTGCCGATCGGCGGGCTTCGCAGATCCTGAGGGCCGTGCGATCAGCGCCCCAAAAGTCGGAAGTCTCCTTCTCGCTGAGATCCCGATCGGGAAGCGCCACGGGTGCCTGGCAAGGCAGCTTGGCTTCAGCCGGCGTCTCGCGCTCGACGAACTGCGGGATCACGATTGTCTCCCTATCGCTTGTTGAGCAGGCGGACGCGATCGCGGCCAAGGCCACGCTCACCGCCATCCGGCAAAGCCGCATTTTCTTTCTCCAGTTCTGTGGCACGCGCCTGCAGGGCCGCGACCTCGTCGCGGGCCGCGTTCTGCGCTGCCATGGTTTTCCGCAGGTTCTCGGCGATCTGCTCTTGCGCATCCGCCCTCATCTGTTCGACCTGGGCGCGCCAGTAATGATCCCTCTCGGCACGAGCTGACCGTGCGGCCTCGGTCGTCATGCCCTCGATCTTGCTGACCGTAGAGAGGATCAGGCCGGCGATCGTGAGGACCGTAATCATTGCACCGGCTGCGGCGAGATAGGCGCGGTTCATACGCCGCCCTCCGGACTGGAGGGCTGTGGCGCGATCGAGGCGGCCGTCTTCATGTCGACGGATCCGAAGCCCCGGTGGATGCCGAGGATCGCGGCAATCAGCATCACCATGGAGGGCACGGCCGTGGCGCCGAAGGATACCGCCTGCTCGGATCCACGGATGGCGCCGATCGCGAGCACCAGGATGACGACCCAGGCGAGCGCGAAGGAGATCCAGAGATAGAGCCGGGAAGTCGAATAGGAAGGCTTAACCAGCATTGCAGCCTCCATCCGCCAGCAGTGCCACCGACGCACCGCAGCTCAAACCGGCAACGCCCTGCGCATAGAAGAGCAGCTCGGGCGCCGACGGCTTCAACGCCTCCGCCAGGAGGAAGGCGAGCGTGGCAAAGCCGGAGATGATCAGGAGGCAAATGATTGAGAAGCGGAGCATCAAGCCACCGCCTTGAACGGAGGCCGGCCAGCAAGCGCCAGCTCCATCTCCATCATGGTCTGCGGGCCTACCTTGCCGTCGGCGACGATGCCGCGAGCCTTCTGGAAAAGGATTGTCGTCATCTCGACCTGATGATCGAAATCATCTTCCGGGAATGCCGGACCTGCCATCGCAACAGTCTTGCGCCAAGCCTTAAGCTGGTCGATCCAGGCTGCAACATCAGGCCCGAAACTGCCGCGCTTCAAAACCTTGTCGATGATCGGCTGGAAACCCTTCGAACGGCCCTCGAAAAGGTAGTCGTACTCTTTTGAAGCGTCGAAGCTCGGGCAGGCCTTGGCCGCATATTCATTGTGACCCGAGAGCTTCTTAATGTTGAACCGATCCCGAAGCTCGGTCAGCTCGACCAGGAGCGCACTGCGTTGGGCGGTATTGCGGGTGTCCTTCGGCGTGCGACAATCCTTTGCGACACCGCCGCAATAGACGACGCCGAGCGACCCGCTGTTATGCCCTTCGCAATGAGCACCAATCGCCTCGATCGGCCGGCCAGCCCAACGCTCGCCATTCAGCCCGATGACCCGATGATAACCGATACCAGACCAACCGCGTGCGCGGTGCCAGGCATCGATCTCGGCGACGGTGACCGGACGCCCTTCAGGCGTGGCCGTGCAATGGAGAATGATTTCGTTGATGGGACGCATGGAGCTCAACCGCGAATAAGGGAAGGTTGAGCCGACAATGCCCGCGCGCGCGCGGTGCAAGAATGCCCACCGCCGTGGGCGATAGGTTAAAAGAGATCCATTTGCCTTGGATCTGCGGGCTTTCCGCCCCGTCCTGGATTAGCTGAACGCGCTCGCCTAATGAGACGTTCCACGCCACTTTCGGTCAAACCGAGCCGCCGGGCGATATCGCGGTTACCGAGGCCGGCCTCGCGGTACCGTAGCGCACGAAACTCGCGAGCAAGCGGAACCTTGATATAGCCGCCCGGATAGAGTTTGGAAAGACGGGCGGCATGCTCAAATCCGATCGTCTGCGGAAGCTCCGATCGGCCCGGATCTGCCGGCACGTAAAGCCGCATGCCGGCATGTGCTTCGACCAAGGCGAAGAAGCCTTCATCGCCCAGCGTGGTCATCAGTTCACCGACGTTGTCTTCGCTCATCTCTTCCCCGCTATCCCGAGGCGAAGCTCGATCTCGATCTGGCGGGCGGTCAGCATGCGCAGCTGCTCTTCCCGGTGAATGCGGGTGCGAGCGTCCACACCGCCGCGTTGAAGCTTGCGCTGCAGCTCAAGGCGATCGCGCCGGATCTTGTCCAGCTCCATTGCGTCGAAGAGAGGCAGCGCTTGTGCCATCAGGGCCGAGCCTCCCAGCGGATGATGACGCCCTGGAAGAGCGAGCCGGCGTTTTTGGCTGCCCAGAAACGTCCCATGGTTTCGCGGGCTGAGGCACCGATCAGCTTAGCTGGTGCGATCCCCTGAAGACGCGCCGGGTCGAAACCATCGGAGACCGCGAAGGCCTCGATCTCGTCCCGATGCAGCGGCGTGCCGTCAACCTCGATGTAGGCGATGCCGGCCTCGATCAGGTCCGACGACATGATGACGATCGGTAGGACCGCCACGCAGATCGGGTCCGGGATGATCTTCTGGCAATGGCGGGTGCGAAGGCCCGTGAAGAGCTGCACCGCCTCACCGACATGGGCATGGCGGCGGCGGTGGCCCCGGATGGTGTGGCCCTTGCTGCCGTCCTCGATCTGAGGCGCGAAGTATGGTTTGAAGCCGTAAGCCACCATCAGTTCCACGCCTCCAGGTACAGGACGGGTTGCTGATCGCGGGGAATGCGGTGCTGGCCACGGGCCATCGGATGTTTGGGATGGCCGTCTTTCGTTCGTCCGAGGCAGATCAGGGTGACGCCTTGAGAGACCGCCCGATTGGCAAACCACTTATCCAAGCCGTCCAGCTCTCCGCCACGGCCCCATGCGACAAGCATCCGGCCACCTTGCGTCTTCGAGAACTCGATAGCAGCCTGCAGGTGCTTGGCGTTATCCGGCCCGATTCGAACGCCTTCGAGCTGGCGGAACATCTCCTTCGGTTGGGAGGCGCGGAATGCGTACAGATTGACGATCCGAATGCCGCCGTATCCCCAAAAGTTGGCAAAGTGAGTGAGCGCAAGAACTGTCTGGTCGTTCACCTTGGCATCGGCCCGGCTCGGGTTGAGCATACAGACGACAAGGATCGGCTTGCTTTCATCCCAGATCCGCTCCAGCTCGTAGCGATAGGTCTCGCAGAGTGACAGGACGGCGGTCCAGCGCGCTTCGGGTCCAAATAGGTCTACCATCACGCAACCACCTTTTCCGCCGAGAGCCGCGCGGCCTCTTCCTTTTTCTTCTTAAGCCGACGTGCCGCTTCGCCGGGCATAGCGAGCACCATGTCGGATATCTTCGTGTAGGTTTTCTCCATGCCGGGTCGGAGCCAGATCGGTGGCTGCGGCGGCACGCCGTCCACCCACGCCAGCCAGACATAGTCGGTGGCGCTAGAAAGCTCCGGATCCCAGACGCCTTCCATCAGCGACACGCGCTCTGCGAAGTGCACGACAAAGGTCGGCGGCGTGTCACGATAGATCAGGCGGTAGCGCTCCTGCCCGGAGAGCCAGGAGACGCGGACGAAGAAGGCAACGCCGCGTTTCGCGATCTTCAACGCCGTCTCGAAGAAGCTTTGAGCAATGTTAAAAGGCGGGTTGACGAAGAGCCAGTCGGGCACGATCCGGCCATCGGCTTCTAGGCTCGCCCGGCTCTCGAAGGTGAAATCGCGGATAGGCGGGTTGAAGCCCCAATCATGGACGTCGGAGAATTCGACCTGGCGGAACACCTCCCGCAACGGCACGACCATATGACCACCACCGCAGCAAGGATCGAGCGCGGTCATGTCGCTCAATGAACCTCCAGGCAGCCTGCTTAGGACCTCCCAGATAAAGGCGCGTGTCGCCCAGGGCGGGGTCGGGAAATAGTCCAGGCTGTCAGCCGCCTGATGGCGTTGGTTCATGACGTGGACGGAGGTCATGATGCCACCGCCCTTCCGTCCTGACGGCGCTGAGCCTCGCGCTCCCGCTTGGCAGGCAAATACAGCTCCCGCCATGCGATTGAATTCTGCTGCCTGACCTTGTCCGAGATCGGCAGGCCCTTCCGCCGGCAGTTATCGTATCGGTTGATCGCCATGCGGAGAGCGCAGGATTTCGACTTTTCATCGCACTCCGGGAGCCCGCACTCGAAACAGGGATGTTGCGCCTTGCTGGTCATCACGCCGCCGCCTTTCCCGAGTCGAGGCGCTCTAGGCGGTAGCCGTGGCCCTTCTGAGCGCGGATCGTCCAGCCCGCCTTTTCAAGCTTCTTGCGGGCGGTGCAGATATGCCCGCGGATGGCGATAGGTGCGCTCAGAGGCCCGCCATCCGGGCAGTCGCCCCATACCTTCTCGATGAGAAGCCCGATCGAGGTCAGGCGGTGGTTCGCCTGAACCAGCGCCTCGACGATCAGCATCTCGTTGCGGGTCAATTTGGCCACGTCGATTCCGGAGAAGTCGCCCATAGGCTGTCCGCAGTGAGAGCAAAGAAGGCGAGCCATCACTCACCGCCTTTCGCTGCACGAACGCGCTCGCCGAGAGCGTTCATCACCCGATGCCAGTCGCTGTCCACGAGGTGGCTCAGCACCTGGGCATCCGCCCGGCCGGAGAGCCCGATCGCTTCTTGGTCGAAGCCTTGGCGGGTGATGAGGCCTGCGCCTGGATGAATGATGCGCCACTGCGCCCAGGCGATCTTTGCACCGTCGCGCTGCAGCCACTCGTATCCGTTGGTGTTGCCGAAGCCGACGCCTGCCTCACGCTTCAGCCAGCCCTTAAGCGCCTCGATCGCGGCCCGACCGTCGTCGGCATAGTGCAGGAATCGAGTGTGATCGAGACCGGTCTGACGCTTGACGAACGCCAGCAAAGCCGCATCCCGGCGATCCTTCACGACGCCGAGATTGTAGCCGGCGATCCAGAGGGCCTGCAGCTTCTTGGCATACTTGCCCGTCAGCCCCTTCACCTTCTCTTTGCCCTCCGCTGGCGTGAAGCCGTCGTTCCGCAAGACGGTCAGGACGCGCTGGCGCTCCTGCTCAGTCATGTCCTTCACCGACGACTTGCCGGTGATGTTGGTGAGCTTGGCCCGGTAGGTGTCTTCGTCCAGGCCGAGCTGCTTCTTGGCAACGTGGATGGCGGCGATCGAGGACGTCATTTCAGCCTCCTGTCGATCTGGCTTGCCAGCGTGTCGAGATTGATTTCGGCGAGGATGATGGTGCAGCTCCTGGCCTTCTCGACCAGGCGGGCATAGGTCTCGCCCTCATGGACGACCAGTTGGCAGCCGTCGTCCTCGAACTGAGAGATCACAGCGGCACGGATGCGCTCCCGGCGGGTGAGTTCGCTCATGCTCCACCTGCCTCAATCACGTCAGTAATAAAGTCGTTGTGGGCGACGACTGTGATGCCAGCCTCTGCAACCGGTCCATAGCCCTCGACAAAATCGGACGGGTTGAACTCGAAGCCGTCACTGGAGAGCCGAGCAATATGCCGGGCATGCTGCTCGTACGCGTCCTCATCCGTACCGAAGTCCGAGATGCACCGATTGAAATCCGACATGAGGTCACCGTCGAACTTGCTCGTATCCATGAGGATGGTGAACCGCCGAGTGACTTCGACGACGAAACGTTTCTTTGCCATCACGCTTCGTCCTTCTTGGCCGCTGGTGGAAGGATCTTCCGCAGGTCAAAGCCTCCGGTGGAACGAAGTGTCATCGTTCCATCCTTGTTCAGTTTCATGGTCACGCTGATCTGCTTCTTCCGAGGTGTGCGTTTCTTTGCCATGACACACCTCACGTCTTGGCGAGGTCGATCGTGACGGCCGTCCAGCCATCAGTGATCGAGCTGCGCTTGTAGAACCGGATGTATTCCTTCGAGCCGGTGATCCGCATCGCGTCCCGGATCGCATCCATGGCGCGCTGCCAGCGTTCGTCCTCGATCGCATGGCGCAGGAGCTGGAAGATTTCCGATCGGTTGATCTTGCCTTCCTGGTCGGTGTTGAAGGCGCGCGTGACGATCGCCTGGATCTCCGGCCGGCTCTCGGCCGACCATTCGTTCAGGCATTCGTCGATCAGGCTTTTGGCAACCTGCAGCTCGGACCCGAAGTCGATGAGGTTCTGCACCTGGACCTGAACCTTCATCAGGCCGTCGAAGGTCTGGTACGTCCGGTTCCCCTTCTTGCCGCCGATTTTGACGCCATACTGTTCGGCAATCAGCGCATCGAGTGCGCCGAGATCGGTCTGCGTGTGGCCACGGAACCGGGCGATCTGTGCGGAGAGATCCTCGGCATAGGCCATGATCTTTCGCACGGCCTGGTCTTCGAGCTTGTGCTGCGGCTTCACCACATCGGCCGGCACATAGCCACCGGTGGCGTCAATCCAGAACTCGCGACCGTTCATGACGATCACACCGGTCTCTGGCTTTTCTTCAATGATAACGGCTTCCATGATCAGGACACCTTGTGCTTGAGGTAAGACGTGCGCAGCCGCAGGAGTGCATCATGCAGGCGCTGGCGGGCTTCCTTCTCGCCAGCGGTACCGCTGGCGAGCTGTTGGTGATCGAAGGCGGCGACGACCTGTTCGACGCGCTGCATGACGAAGAAGGTGCGGCTCTTCTTGTTGCCGCTCTTCGGGTTGGTGCTGGCCCCGACCAGGGTGCTGGAGACGCCGGCCCCGACTTGATCGACGATGCGATCAAGCGGGATGCGGATCTCAGCCAGAACGAGGATGTGATCGTCGGTCATGCCGCATCACCTCCGTCAGGGCTGTGATGGATGGTCCGAAGACGGGTCGGCAACCGGACAACATTGCCACCGATCTGACCATCGACCCGATCGGCAAACCGCTGGTCGCGGGTTGCCTGCCTTCCGGCATCCATGCGGGCCAGCTCGATCTGGATCCCGGCCTCTTGCTCGTAGTCACGAGCAATCTCCTGGATCGTGCGCAGATTGCGGATGATGGTAGTGACGGCCCGTGGGTTCAGCTCCATTCCGCTGTCTTCAAACGGGCGGAAGGACTTGATCACGGCACCGACCAAATCGGAAACGAGAGGAGCGTTGTTCATGACCGGCCTCCCTTCCCGAAATCCGGGCGGATGATCTTGCCCTTGGCATCGGCGATCATGTCTTCGAGCTGCTCAGTAGCAGCCAGTTCCATGTTCCGACGAGCCTGACCGCCGGCCTCCATGTCACGGAAGATCGAAAGCTCCAGCTCGATACGCTGTGCCAATGAGCTGAGGGCGCTGATAAACACCCCCGTCTCGATAATCTCCGCGACCGGCACGTCGGCGCTGCGACCTTTGAAGTCGGATGCGATCGCATCCAGTTCCATAGCGAGACTGATCGTCATGCGATGTCTCCCAGGTCACGGTTCTTCCAGGCATCGCGCAGCAAGGGCAGCGTGAGATCTTCGCCCCCAGAGAGGCCGGAAATCAGCGCGGCCTTGATGGTGCGGTCGATGTTGCGCAAGGCCCCCGGCTTCTGCGCGATGACCTTGAGGAACTTCACGCAATCATCGTCTTCGACACCCCAGGCAGAGATCAGCATTTCGGCGCCGAGCTGCGGGTTGTTTTCCCGCTTCAGGCGACGGTCAAAGCGGGTCGCGACCTGAGCCCGGCTCATCACTGACTTGCTGCGATCGTTGAAGAAGGAGGTTCCAGTGTCCTCGTTGCCGAGCAGCGCCAGCCCGCAATTGTTGATGTCAACGAAGTGGCGCAGCTGGTTGATCGCGTCCGGAACAAGGTTCTGGGCCTCGTCCACGATAAGGAGCGAGCCCTCGCCAATCCGCTGCAACTTGCGACCGATAGTGCGCACGAGCCGGGTCGGATTGTGCTCGGTCACCTGCAGCTCCTCGGCGATATCGACGAGGATCCCGTGGATGGTCTTCGTGTGCGGGCTTGCCGTCACCATGAAGACGTGCGGACGATAGTCACGGAAGTGTTTGGCAGCAGTCGTCTTGCCGGAGCCTGACGGCAGGGTCACCATGACCATGCCGGCACTGATCTGGGCGAAGAGGAGGGTCTTGATCACGTCCTCGCCTGTCGGCGTCTTCAGGTATCGCGGAGAAACCGGGAGCGTTGCCGCGATCCGGGAGCTTTCTTCCAGGTTGTCCAGCCAGGTGCTGATCTGGTCATTGAGGTTGGACAAAACGCCGGCGTAGTTGCCGTTTGTCCATTGGCTGAAGGTGGCTTCCGCCATGCCGGTGCGACGGCGCACCTCGGCCTTCGACCAGCCATTGAGCTTCGAAAGCTCGATGACTGCGCCGAGCAGCTTGTGCCAGCGATCGACCTCCGCCGGCTGATGTTTGACCGTAAACTCGGTGCTGGGCTGCGGAATGATCCATGCGCCGGTTGTGTTGATCGGATTTTTCATCTATTTGGGTTCCTATGCTTTTGACTTTCGGCAGGCTCTCGGGCCTGCCTTTCTTTTTTTGTGGAACCGTACGCGGTACAAAATCGGCTCCTTGATGAGCCCGAACGCAGCACTCTTCGGGCTATTCCCGGTTGGGGAATAGGATGATGTCGGCGTCGCCAAGTATGCGATCCATGCCGGCATTGAACTTGTCGTCGAAGCTCTCGACCTCCTCCGACACCGCAGGCTCCAACTTCGTCAGCACCGCTGATCTGGTCACAAGTCGCGTGACTGTTGGGGCCTTTGGCGTCTTGGCCTGGGGCTTCATCCTGTCGGCCTTGGCGTTCAGATCCTTGAGGTCCAGATCGGTGAGGCGACGGGCTGCCGTCTTCTGGGCCTTCAGGGAACGCATGTGATCGCTCTCGGCGCGGGCCCGCTCGCGAGCCGCCGCCTGGCAATCGAAGCCAACCTTGGCAACGCAATGCGCCTCGCCGATAAACCGTCCTTCCGGGTCGTAGACCTTGATGGCACCGTGCAGATCGGCCGGATCAAAGCGGACCGTGACCTTGCGACCGATCCACTGATTGAGAAACTGCTGATGGTACCGGTTGCCGAACAGGTGGATGGCGCCATCCGGCTTGCGGGCTGTGACCTGCTCTGCGGCAAGCATCCAGAGAGAACGCTGGGCCGGGCTTGCAAACCGGACAAACTGGCCGTGGGTCTCCATGCTGGCTTCGAACACCTGGTCGAAACTTCTGCCTTTGGCCGTCTCGGTCTTGCGATCGGGACGGGCATTGTGCTCGGCCACCTGGCGGGCCACGTGGGCTTCCAGTTCGGCGACGGGGATTGCACGCTGGCCATAGTTCTCCGGCTTGTGTTGCGTGCTTCTGCCGGTATAGGCGCCCGCCATATCGGGATGCTTGGAGATGTTCTCGGCAAGGTCCCCCCACGCGCGCTCGACGGGCTTTGACTGGCCACGGCGAGGTTTTACGAAGCGACCGTCGATGCCCAGCGTCTGCAGAAGCCCCGCAACTTCGTCTTCCGTGATCTTGAAACGATGGCGGGACTTTGCACCGCCGGAGATCTTCTTGCTGGCAAAGGCCTTGCCGTTGTCCATGTAGAGACGTTCCGGGATGCCGTGCTGCTCGACCATATTACCGATGACGGTCCGGACGGCCTCCCAGGTCTCAGCCTCGGTTAGCACCCACGACAGGATCTTGCGCGAGTAAAGGCATTGGGTGCCGACCAGATACAGGCGACCCTGGCGGCCGTCTTCAAACTGGACAAGCAGGTCGAGCTTGTGACCGTCGGTGTTCACATACTGCATGGCATGCAGGTGCGAGACGCTACGCTGCTGGGCCGGGATGAGCTTCCGAGCCTCTTCCTTGCCTTTGCGCGAGAGGATCTGCACCGCCTTTGGGATCTTCAGATCCATGTGCCGGCGCAAGGTGCGCTCGTGAGGAATCGGTGCCCAGCCATGCGCCTCGGCCAGCGACTTCATCCGCCGATAGCAGGCAGAGAATGCCGATCCTTCGGGACGCAAATAATCCGAGACCAGAACGTCCCAGGCCATGGGGTGCACCTCGGCGGTCTCGGTCACCACGCCCAGCGCCTTTTTCGATGTCGACGGGGCCAGTGCAGCTTCCCAGTCCTGTCGCGCATGGCCTTCAGTGAGGGCTCTCCACTCGTGATAGGTGGATCGAGAAACTCCATAGCGTTGCTTGATCGCGGCCATGGCCTGAGCAGAGGTCGCGCCGTCCCGGATCATCGTCTCGACGGCGAGGAGAACCTTGAGGCGGCGCTCGCACTGTGCCTTCTGAACGGTGGTCAGCCGCTCATAGATCGCCCAAGCCGTCTTCGAACGGTCAGTTTTGGGGGCTTGAGCCTCCATCATGAAGGCGAGCTTCTGTCGCGCGGCGTCGGGCAGAGAGGACAAGTGATACTCATAGTAGACGCCACCATTCGGTGCTGTCTGGCGCCTGAAGTACCGAAGGTCGGAGCGCAAACCCTCGCGGGCAACGAAGCGGTCGAAGTGCTTCGTATCAACCGGGACACCCGGAAGTTTTGCCTCAACGAGTTCCTTGACGGAGAACCACTCTTTCACGGGCGGCTACCTTTCTTCGCGTCGATCACGGCGCGGATCTCAGCCTCATGGCGCTGCACGAGGCGAAGCGTCAGCGCCACCGCCTGCAACTGGTCGACCAGGAGCGCCCGCTTGGAATTGCTGGATGCAACGATCGGGAATTGGCCCGAGGTGATCGCGTCGATCGCGGCGATCTGGCTGGCAAGCGACACCTTCATGACCGCTCACCCCTCGACCGGATCGCGACAGGGCGGGCCTTCAGGAGACGGATGTGATCAGCAAGAGCCTTTTGCTCCTGTTGAAGGCGGGCGATCTCGGCAAGCCGGGCTTCGTCGCCCTGGAGAAGGGTCAGACCATCCTCCGAGACAACGCTGTCCCAGAGCCAGACGGCACCTGTGGCCCGAACGAAGGCCTTGAACCGGACCAGACTCACGTCGTGGCCGGTCTTGCTTTCGGCTGTGTAGGCGTCGAGCGCGCCCTTCGAGACGCTGGCGAGACCGAGATATTGCGCCATGCGGGCAGCAATCACTGGCCGGTCGTACGGGCATTCGCGAATAGCCTTGGACATGTCCCGCTTCAGCTTGGATCGGAAGCGTTCAAGGTCGATGCGCTCGACGGCAGACCGAGCCTCGAAGACCGGCACTTGGAAGAAGTCGAGTTGTGAGGGATCTCGCTTCATTCTGCGGCCTCCAGAAACCCGAGGTCGCGCTTTTCGCCAATGTGCTCGACGATACGAGCAAGCGTCTCGTCGTCGGCCTTCTCGACCAGGGCGACCATCTTGCGGAAAATCTCGTCCTGCAGGGTGGCGGCGTCTGGTGCAGCCTTCGGCTTCAACCAGCCCCAAATGGTCTTAAGATCGGCGCCCTCGCGCAAACCTGCGGCAACGCGGGCCTGATCATCGGCGGGCAGCTTGGCGAGCTTCAGCAGCTCCTTTTGATCGTTCTCGGCAGGAGTGCCACGAACAGCTGCGCGAAGGGCGGGCGTCAGCTTCTGGCCGATGCTGGTCGCGCGCTGATAGGTTTTTGGGCCTATACCCAGTCGTTCCTGAACGCGTTCGGACAACTCTCGGCCAGGTGCAAAAATCAAAGGGTCACCGTGACCCTTTGATTTTCGATCACCGCCACGTGTGATCTTGCCGAACTTCTCCTCATACACCTCGCGGAATTTGAGCACGAAGAGCGCCCGATCGAGGGGGGTGAGCTCGTTGCGGTAAATGTTCTCGGACAGCTCGATCAGCTGCGCCTCAACGGCGTCTGCGGAGACGACGATGACATCGATCTCTTCCCAGCCGTTCAACTCGGCAGCACGAAGGCGATGACCACCGGCAACCAAGGTCAGCGGGGTTTTGCCGCCATTGGCAGCCGGAGTTGAACGAACGGTGAGCGGGTTGATCAGCCCGCGATCGACCATGGATGCGGCAATGGCGGCAGCGTGATCCTCGTCGATGGGACGGGCACGCTCTCCAACGAGGATCGAGGCAATCGGAACAGTCTTGAAGGTCGCCATTTATGCCGCCTCCGCCTGAGCCGCTGCGGCTTCCAGCATCGACGACATGAAAATGTCGTGGGCTCGGGTTGCCATCCGGTCATAAGCCCGCTCGAAGCAGGCTTCCTCCCGGCGATCTCGAACTACGCGATTGGCCTGCATCACCGACCAGCGGGCAACACTGAGCAAGGCGACCAACCGGCGGCGCGGAACCTTGAACTCGGCATTCAAGATCGAGATCACCACCTGGCGCGCCAGCTTGGCGTCAAACATGTCGCGTGGCGGGTCGATGATGTCGCGCATCGGGATGTGATTGAAGTGAGCCCTGACGGCCCGGAAGGTCGCGTTGATCATCGCGCCCAGGCGCTCGTCTTCGCTGTAGGGGTTCTGGCTCAAATCAGCCTCCGAGGACCGGAAGGAGGGAAAGCACGCCGGCCACAAGAGCGGCGAGCACCACACTGAAGACGAGCGCGGTATCGATGAGGCGGCAGGTCGGGGAGAGCGAAGGGACAAATGGGACCATGTCGATATTGGTCGTGCGGTTCGCCATTTTCACCGGCATCGAAACGGGCGAATGTTGGGACGTGGCGCCGGTTGACCGGGACTGACAGCCGGGGCGGACTGCCCTGCGGATCACTCGCGAGAGGCTAGAGCAGCGGCGACCGGCGCCACGCTGGACGAAAGAGAGGAGAACCATCACGCCGCCTCCTGCTGAGCGGCGGGGCGTCGGCCGTTGCGGTAATTGGCGGCGGGCTGAGGGCTAAGCCGGCGACCATCTGCATGGTAGCGGGTCCGCCACAGCATCTCGGGGCGGGTTTTCAGAGCGGCGGCAATTGCACGCTCGCCTGCAAGGTGAGGCTCATGCACGGCATTGCCTGCCGTACCTGCAGGCAGGCCGTACTCTTTGTCGATCTGCGAGAGCGTCAACTTGGCGAGGATAAGCCGGCCCTTGATCCGGGCGACCTCTTCGAGCCTTTTTCGCTCGGTCTTGTCGGTGAGTGCATCGCGATGCATAAAGAATTCCTTCGATACCAACTGGGAGGCCCTGGCCGGCCTCCTTTTTTGGGGTGGTGAAATCTGCGAACACAGGAAGGATTAAACCAGAATTCCGTTTTAGTAAACCTGTTTTCTGGTTTAACTCGGTGAAAAATGGCACGTCCTGAGGCTGCGCCTAAAACGGCGCTGGGATCGCGTTTGCGCGAGGTGCGGAGACTATTGGGAGATCCTGATCGCGAGGACTTTGCAGCGCGCCTAGGCGTCAGCAAAAACACGCTTGCGGCGTATGAGCGGGGCGAGACTGAGCCCACAGCATCAATACTGGCGGCTTATGTTTCGAACTTCAAAGTGCCCACCGACTGGCTGATTTTTGGAGAAGGCGACTTCGGCTCATCGACATCGACGATGCCTGTCGCTGATGAAGACCGCATGGTCCGCATCAAGCATTACAACGTCAGCGCCGCCGCAGGCACGGGCTTGGTGCCGGTCGACGAGCACGAAGAGCAGGATGACATCATCCTGGCGCGATCTTTCCTGCGCCGGCTTGGCGCAGCACCGGATCAATCCCAGGTGATCTTCGCCAAAGGAGAAAGCATGCTGCCAACAATCCCTGACGGATCGCTGCTCCTCATCGACCGCAGCAAGACCCATCTCGTCGAAGGAGGCGTCTTCGTTTTCCGCGTAGGGGAAGGCATCAAGGTCAAGCGCGCGCGCTGGCGCGCAGATCAGCGGATCGACCTACTGTCGGACAACCAGCTCGCCGGCTATCCTCCGGAAACCTACACCCGTGACGAGATCGCAACCATCGTGCCGCTCGGTCGCGTCATGTGCGTGATGCGGGTTCCTTAA